TTAGATAGATGTAGATGGTTTTCTGTTCAGCACCGCAAGTAATCTTGCGTGCCACGGCGCTTTCTTTGTCCAATGATAAGATGGCATATCTCTTCCATTGTTCGCTTTGTAAATATCCATCAGAATCTTCATTTCGTCCGGATGTCCCAAAGCCGTAATCTTATCATCATGATACCAATATACACATCCTTTTCCCTCTACCGTAAACATACACTGCATAGTCTCTTCTCCTTCCCAATCTCCTGTATTCTGTTTGTTTCCCTGTCCACTTCCTGTTGATGCTTTGCTGTCGATCGCCTTTGCAATCAGCTCAGCAATTCCTTTTGTGCTTAAACTACGATACCGTGCTACATCATCTGTGCCGGTGCAAAATAATGTCTCCACAATCATACCGGGCATATTAGATGCATTCAGATCATGGTATCCCGAACTGTACTTTACACCCCGGTTAGTAAATCCTTTACCCGCAAAATTATTACAGATATCGCTTGCGATCGTGTTCATTGTCTGGTTAGATGCATCATATAACCACACCTCTGTGCCTCCTGCTGATTCCGTTCCTGCGGCGTTCATGTGCAAGGTGACATAGATATCGCACCCCGCACTATTCGCCTTATTTGTTCCGTTAGATAACTCGCTGGACACATTGGATGCATTGGAATTACAATCAACCACAGTATGACCGACCGCCTGCAGCATTGGTGCAAGCTCATTGTAGATCTTCCGCACTTCTGCCTGCTCATCGATCAGACCGATTGCACCTTTACAATTCGGGGAGTGTCCTCCCCTTAAGCCAATTTTCATTACTCCTGTTCCTCCTGCTCTTCTGTTTCAAATGCTTTTTCCAGTTCCTCTACGGATACTCTGCCAAATTCGTTCTGTTCGCTCATGTTCTCACCTCCTTGTGCGACGTCGCACAATAAAAGAGAGCCTGTTTCCAAGCTCTCTGAAATTACCTACTTATATGTAAGTGCCCTCTCTGAATCTCTTGTTCCAGGTGTTGTTGGGTCTACCACTACACCAAGGATCGCCAGAATCGCAAAGAGTGCATTGATTACAGTCAATAACTTATCTCCAAGGTCTCCAAGGTCGATGGTAAGACCAAACACTGCCGCAATTGCCTGTATCAACAGTAAGATTGCCGGGATCAGCGCTACCCAGAAAGCCTTGTTTTTAATTCTTACAATCCAGTTAATCTTCTTCATTTTTCATTCTCCTTTTTACAAATACATTGCTACTACAGCCCCGATCACGGCTCCGATCAGTGCTGTCACGACCCCATCCCACCGTTTGGCTGGTGTCTGCTCCAGATGCGTCACTTTTGCGGTTAACTGCACCAGCGTCTGGTTCATAAAGCCGACCTCTTTGGTCAACCCCACCATTTCCTGTGCTAATTGATGTACCACGCTCACAACGTCCTCTGCTTCTTTCATTCGATGCTTTAATGAGCCGATTTCTTTTCCGTGCTCTGCAAGTTTCACTTCTACTTCATTTTCTGTCATGTTTTCCCTCCGGTTTTTTAAGTATAAAAATAAGACCATCACGGTCTTGCTCTAATCTCCATATTCGCTCCTTTAATCAATCATCTGTAATCCACGTGAACGTTGCGTGACGTTCTGTCCATCCGGCATTCTCCACATAAATCTTGATCCCCCCATCTTTTCCTATGCCGTATCTTCCCGTTCCAAATATGTTAGGTCCTACAACTTCACTATAGGGAGCAAAGAAATCCACAACCGGTCGATATCCTACTGGAATTTTCACCTCGTTGAATGGCCCGTATTCGCCACTTCCTGGAAATTGTGCAAGCATTGTGATCTTGCATGTTACCATAAATCCTCTTCTTTTTAGTTCCACGTGGATGTTATTATTGGAGTTTGCACTTGTATATGGACCTTTCACGGTGCCGGAATCGTAATTGCGATACGCATATATGCTTATACGTGGGGATACAGAATTTCTTGCATATATCATTTCATCCTCAAACTGGATTGTCGTTGCTTTTCTTGTATTTTCATTTGTAAACATGATGTTTTGCAAGTTCACGCTCATAGTAGCTCGATCTGTTGTCGGAGCCTTACCAGAGAAAGCCAAATACGCATTACTCAATGACGCAACATTTTCCACTGCTCCTTGCACGATTTTCTTGCTAATAATCTTTCCGGATGTAACATCGATAAGCATTGTTCCATTCTTATCCTTAATAAGTCCGGCAGTTACAGTTCCAAGATCTGCCGCTATCGCACTTAAAGTCTGTGCGTTTAAGTTATCAACAGAAATATAATGGATCACCCACCTACTTCCATCCCACCGCTTGATCGGCTGACCGGATGCTGTCTGCCATAACTGGCCAACTTTAGGATTTGACGGAGCCGTAGAAGATACAATTATGCCACTTGGTCCTGTTGCTCCTGTAGCACCGGTCGCTCCCTTATCACCATATACTCCGATGATACATGGTGCTGATTGATACGTGCTACCATTTGTATAGGTAACAACTTCATAATTCCACAGATATTTTTTTGACGCCGTTATTGCTTGTACAGTTGTAGTCCATCCTGATGTGGACGCTGACACACCACTTCCGCTTGCCGTTGCAAGATAATAATTCGTGATAGACTTTATTCCGTTTCCAGTCGCTCCTTGTGGCCCCTGGGGACCTGTTGCACCTGCATTTCCTTGAGGTCCTTGCGGACCAGTAGCTCCTGTTGTTCCTTTGTCTCCGTATATCCCGATTATTTTTGGTGTAGTGGTCGCTGTCGTACTATCTGTAAACGTAAATTTTTCATAGTTCCACAAGTATTTATTTGTTGCTGTCATCGTCGGAACTGATGTACTCCAACCGCTTAACTCCGTTGTAATTCCTGTTTTTGTGGAAGAAATCAAATAATATTCCGTAATAGTTTTTATCCCTCTTCCAGATGCCCCCGCAGGCCCTTGTGGTCCTGTCGCACCTTGTTCTCCTTTAATCTTCGCCCACTTATAAGATCCAACACTTGTAGGATCGGACTGATTGTAATCCACACAAGTACCGATATACGTTCCCACATCTTCTCCGCTGTTTCCGGTAAACGTTTTTCCTCCATCATTAGAATATTTAATGTGAAGATAGCTTGTCTTGCCGTTTGCGCCATTTGTCCCCGGAATCCCCTGCGTTCCCTGTGGTCCTTGCACTCCCTGGAAGCGTGACCAGGTATATTTCTTTGGATCCGTGCTATCTTCCTGTGTGAAGTCTACGTAAGTACCAATATATGTGTTAGGTATCTCTGTCATCTGGTTAGAGGTGGTTGGATTCGATACTGCGGAATACTTGATGTGAAAATAGGTGCTCTTCCCTTTAATATTGGTTCCGCTTGGTACAGGTCTGCTATCTAAGACAGGTGCTGTCTGCTTATAATTTCCATTCTGCCATGTATATCCTGTTGGCTTAGGTGTCCAGTTGACCACAAAATCAGTCTTTACAAAGTATTTACCGCCACCTCTTAAATATAATACAGGGATTGATCCATAAGTCAGTTGTGTATAGCTGGCAGGCGACACTGAACAAAATGAATACGTGTCTGCATAAATAATACATTCGCCAGAAGTAGTTCCCCACCCAGATCCAATGGAAGCCAGATCTAAATTCACCGAGAATCCGCTAACATGTGTACTCCAGGATGGTTTTGTTCCACTATTTAAAGACACATTAACCAAAATACGATTATAAACACTCGTTGGAAGCTGACTCCCCACAACGGGATACCATTTATTTACATCGTAAGTTTTGGTATCAGATAAGTCTATCGTTGCTGATGATCTCCAGTAGTTTACACCTGCAGCTCCAGTATCTCCTTTGGGACCCTGTATCCCCTGTTCACCTTTAGGACCTTGTACCCCTTGCAGACCGGGAACTCCCTGTGGACCACGTTCCCCCTGTTCGCCTTTGATCTTTGTCCATGTATACTTCGCAGCATCTGTACTATCTGCCTGTGTATAATCTGTATACTGCCCGATATAGAGCTTATTTGTACCATCCGTGGTGGAAAATCCCGTCTTGCCATCTGCGCTGTTCGCATAGGCGATGTGGGTGTACTGTGTTTTTCCGTCCTTCCCATCTTTTCCCGGGATTCCCTGATCCCCTTTAGGACCCTGTATACCATCCAATCCCGGAGCGCCTTGTGGACCCGGAGGTCCCTGTTCGCCTTGCTCTCCTTTCTCACCTTGCGGACCCTGTTCCCCGTCTTTTCCATCCTCTCCATCCATTACATCCGTGATTGTGACCTCGTAATACCCACGTTTTATCCCATTTTCTAGAGCCTCAAATGAGTACACCGCCTTTGTATCCACGTCCGTAGCATTTACCGTAACGCTCTTACCAACATAAAACTCATGCCCATCCTTGCTCCATCGGAATTGTAGCTTGTCTGCCACATCCACGCCGTTATCGTAAGCGTAAGCGGTCAGCGTTGTGCTCCCGATGCCGTTTTTAAAGATAATTCCATTGTTTGTGGCAATGGAGCAGGTGTAAATCTTTGTTTTGTTAATCAGATCCTCTACTTTCTGCAGCAAATCTTCCGAGATTTCCGACTGCAGCTCTTTAAAATTGGTAAAGACTGTCTTGTTTGCTTGCGGATTCGTGAAACTGCGAACCTGCTCCGATACTCTTGCACTCAAGTATAAGGCAGGAACGTACTCCTCATCTTCGATCTCCACGGTATCTCCGATAGCGGTATCAAAGTATCCCGTCACATCATAAGTCACGACCGGTTCAGATGCTGTTCTCAAGTCCGATAGCGCCATACTGTACAGTTTGTCTTTGTTATCCGTATCGTAGGATTTTGGCATAAAGATGTATCCATCTTCCTTGTTTATCAGATTCGATGGGAAGCGATCTCTTGCCTGTGGTGCCCGGATATCTGGACCTTGTGTATAAAACTCTACTACACCGTTCTCATCCAGCTCTTCTTTCTCAATTCCCTGTATAGTCAGTCCATCCTTTCCTGTTGGACGGATACCGGTGTACAGGTTTTCGATACTGGATTCCTTCCGGATGCCGGTAACATTTTTCCCGTACCGCAGTTTGATATCTCCCCGGAACTCCCCAACTCCCGTGTTATTGTCTGAGTGTTCCCGATACACGTTCATTACAATTTCTTTCAGCGAATAATCATCATTTAACACAGTCTGGAACTCAATCTCCGCATCGAATACATTCGCCACGGAAAATAAACGGGACAGTACCGTTGCCTCACCTGTCCATTCGTTTGAAATCCGCTTATCTGACACTTCATTGATCCCGATCCGCACGGTACGTTCCGGATCAAAGGCAGTTACATATTCCTCAAAGCTCATTGCGCTTTCAGATTTGTATGCCCCAACATTCTCGTTGATCAATTCGAAGCTTAAAGACCATGCTGTCGCAGTAACTGTAAATTCATCCTTTTCCACATGTACGATATTCAGATAGTAGTCTTTTCCGTTATATACAAAGGCTACTTTATTCCCTTCTACGATATACGCCGCATCCTCGTGTTTGGAACTTACCGTAAATGCGTATGTATTCGCTGCCCCCTGCAGATATTCATGGAGCTCATCGTTCCAATAATGCATAGAGTTTCGATGGGTGTTATCCAAAAATGCAAGCACCCTGTCATGTGGATTCAGTATGGCAATTCTGATTTCATTCATTATAAATATGCCTCCCTTATTTTGGCTTTAATCGTTGGTGGAGGACTGCTAAATGCCGAGTAGGAGAACTGGATCTCCGTCTCTCCCGGCGGTACCAGAAAATGCTTACTTCCTCGGATTTCATCTTCCATCCGCTTCATCCCGTTTACATAAACCGCTGTATCATTTCCATCAATATAGACCACATCTCCGGACTTATACCGGTTCGGCACATCTCTGTATTTTTCCACGTTATCCTTGCGGAACCAGATACTTTTTAAATAATTGTGCGTAACCAGCTGATTTCCAAGATCTCTACTTCCCCACTGCCCGATCCAGACCTGTATCTTCTCACACGCCATGTCTTTAATCTCCGGGATAGTAAAGTAATAATATTGTCCGTACCAAAAGATCCGTAGCCTGTCACCCTCTTTTAAAAAATCATTATGGCCGCCACCCATCTTTAAATTAAACGGGTTTCCCTCATAAGCTGTCGGCCGGAAATCCAGTGTCTTGATCTTCTTGTTTTGTGGTGCGAACCAGTCCACATGCGCCGTATTACCAACCGTATCACTCTTGTTAATAGACATAGAGCAGATCACTTCATTTTTCCCTGTAAGAAACGCAATAGTCTGTGCTCCCGTCTGTCCCATCAATCCAGTCTCGAACCAGTGCTGCGTGTAACAGTAAAAGTTCTTCGCTCCACGTCTGCCCTCGCTGTCCACCGGGATAGTAAGGGTTTTCATTCCACCGTTCCAGTATCCGGATGTTGCTTGTCCACCTTTTAATGCCATCACATTGTATCCAGCAACATTCTTGACTTCAAGTGTTCCCTGTGTGGTGTTTTCCGGATTTTGATAAGAGGTCCCATGATCGTCTTGAAACAGACTGTAACCGTTAAACAGTTCTTCGGACGCTTCGTAATTCTCTCCGTCCGCCTCTTCTTGCTTGCCTAGCTGGATCACTCCATACTGACTAACCAGTCCGATAAAGCCGTTTTCGTGCTGGTGCGTGATCTCATAGTCCACGTCTGCCCATTCGGTGCCGTTGTTTTGGATGGTAATGGTCTGGTAGCCGTTCTGTTGGACGCCAGTGAATTGTTTTTTTGCGGTAGAGTA